GTTCTAATTGCTGAATCTAATGCTAACGCTTGGCCTTTTCCCGCTGGATTTTACGAGGCTTTAGACAAAGTAGCTTCATTCAGCGCAGACAATGCCGTTTACTTTGAGAAAAACCTAATCAAATCACATGCTGATTCAAAAGAAGGTGCGACATTTGAAATTGAAGGTTTGCCCGCTGATTTGATTTTCAATATTGATTATCTGAAGTTGATTAAACCTCACGCGCAAAAAATACACTTCAGATATAACGCTAAGGGGTTGTCAGTTTTCTTTGGCGATGGTGTACGGGGTGCAATTATGGGAAAATCTAAGTGAGACTGCGAAAAGCGCCGAAATTCTTTGTAGACGATTCCGGCAATGCTACCAATAAGAAAGTAATCCCCAAGATAAGCACGGTTCAGGTAGAACGTGAGTTTATCCCTATTGCCTATTACGAAAACGATCTAGCTTTGTCAATGGATGGTGCCAAAGGCTACACCATGCTATTTGATATTGAATCCTATGTCAATTATTTTCTGATTGGTTTCAAGTGTAAAGAAACTGGCAAATATGTCATATTTGAGGATTCGCCAGATTCATCTATTGATTTGGATAAACTTAATTGGCTTATCTGGAATTTTCGTTTAGTCGGCTTCAATAGCGCAAAATATGACATTATAATGACAATGCTAGCCTTGCGTGGTTACAAAGCAGCACGGCTTAAAGAATGCACCCGTAAAATCATTCCGTTGAATGAAGAAGATAGGGTCGATACAGTTCAATTGCTGAATGACTTTAATCTGAAAATTCCACAAGGGATTGACCATATCGACCTGATTAGCGTTTGTCCCCTCAAGGGGTCACTCAAAAAACGCGCAGCCCGACTACATGCCAAACGGTTGCAAGAATTGCCGTATCACTTTGACAAGGTGCTTACAAAAGAAGAATCTGAGCATATCAAGAATTATTGTTTAGGTTCAGATATTGTTGCTACTGAATTGATTTTTGATAATCTTTCAGAGCAATTGAAGTTGCGTTACGATCTTACGCAAAAATACGGGGTTGACGTTCGCTCAAAGTCAGACGCACAAATTGCCGAATCGGTCATTAAGGCTGAAATTAAACGCAAGACTGGCAAGACGGTAAAACTTGCGGCTGTTCAAGCTGGGCGCATGTTTCAATATCAGCCACCCGCGTTCTTGCAGTTTGATTCTGTGGGCATGAAAGCCACATTTCAGACCATCAAAGATATGGTATTTGAGATTACCGCTGAAGGTAAACTATCCATGCCGGATAGCCTTAGTAATTTGATTATGCCAATTGGTGATAATGAATACAAGCTAGGTAAAGGCGGTTTGCATTCTAAGGAAAAGAACGCAAGCTACAAAGCAATTAATGGGATGAAGCTCTATGATATTGATTATGATTCATTCTATCCACAGTTGATCATCAATTCTGGTTTATATCCTAAAGCTATCGGCCCAATATTTTTAGATATTTTTGGGGAAGTTGTGCATAGGCGATTGGGGGCTAAATTTAGTGTCAAGCGTATTAAGACTGAACTGAAAGAAATTCAGGATAAGCTAAATAATAAGTATGTCAATCTTAATCTTGAACTTGAAACATTCAGCGCCGAGGCCGATGGGTTGAAGATTACAATTAACGGTACTTTTGGTAAATTAGGTTCCCGTTGGTCTATTATGTATGCCCCAGATTTATTGATACAAGTGACGCTAACTGGACAATTATTACTTTTGATGTTAATTGAACGTATGGAGTCAGCAGGTTTACAAGTTGTCAGTGCCAATACAGATGGTATTGTTTTGTATATTCATGAAAGTAAACATGACTTAATGACCAAAATTAGAAATGAAGTTTCTAAAGAAGTTAATATTAAGATGGAAGAAACTGAATACAAAGCGCTATATAGTGCCGATGTAAATAACTACATTGCCGTCAAAATGGATAATAAATGCAAACTGAAGGGTAGATTCTCAAATCCATGGAACGACAAAGATATGGCTATCTTTAGATTCCATAAGAACCCCATGCGAACCATCTGCATTGAAGCAGTGGAAAAGTTGCTAACCGAAGGAACCCCCGTAGAACAAACAATCCGTGACTGTCAAGACTTGACAAAGTTTATTTGTGTGCGCGACGTTAAGGGAGGTGCCCGCAAAAACGGAGTTTATCTAGGTAAAACGGTTCGTTGGTATTATTCAACCGAAGAAACCAGCACGATCAATTACGTTATGACTGGCAACAACGTACCAGAAACCGAAGGCGCTAGATATGCAATGGATTTGCCGAATAGTCTACCAGATGATTTAGACTATTCGGCATATGTTGACAAAGCCAATTCAATGCTATTTGATATTGGCTTTTATGAGAAGGCTAAGACTTTAGAGTTGTTTTAATTAGCGAATGCTCCAATTTAAACCATCTAAAGATAGAAAGTTTTCTGCACCAGTTATGCCAGACCCATCGTTGATACTCATAACTACATCAGCACCTCCAACTTTTACCAGTCTCATTGAATCTACAGCCGACCCATTCCGCGCAATTGCAGCCAACCGGATTGATTCAGATGGCCTCAAATACGGCGGCAAATTTACTACTGTTGCACTCGATCCGGTAGGTGATACAAGCCCGCGCATTGAAACTCCATAACCCGACAGATTGATCGAAAAAGTTGAATACCCCGGTATTTGCGCCCATCCTGATGCCAAAGACGGCGCATTTAAACCCCACTTTGTTGTGATTGATGCTGCCAAATCTTCAGCGCCGACAAATACTCTCGCAGTGTCATCAATAGCATATAGAGTGCCAATAACTCCGTTCGCTCGCAAAGTGTCAATTGAAATACGCCCGTAGCCAATCGCTTGTATTGCCCGACCCGAAATCACACCGCTGAAAGACAAACTGTCTATCACTAGAGGCTCTGATCCGTAATCCCCGGCCTCTGTACCCTGCTGATAAGCGATACCATCGACGGTATTTGATATAGTTACTTTCCCGAGTCTGATGCGCGAGAGCATTACACCCAAAAATCCGACTGATAAAGCTAACGTGGTGCCAGTTCCGTCAAGTTCAAGCTGGTCAATTTTGACGTTATCCAGCGTCTTAGATATATCGCCATCGGACCCTATTAATCTGGTGGCTCCTGCCAGCTTTGCAATAGCGATACGCACTCCTGACAAATTTGCAGTTGCCGGGTTAAACAGTAGCCCGTATTCCGATTGGGCGGGTGTAGACCACGGTGTTGTATTGGGCGGCGCTTTATCTGTTATCACCGACAATGCAGTAATATCACCGCCGACCGCATAGGTGTCCGACTTGACAATTACATTGTCAACTGATGCCCCATACCCAGCCACAAACCCAACATCAACTTTGGATGCCTTTATCACATGGGCATGCAACCCGTACATACCGACAACATTATCAATATTCCCACCAATAAATGCTTCTTGCAACACCGCGTGACCATAAGACAAAGAATCCCGCAACAGGCAGCGAATATTTTTAGCGCTGTAATTCTTCCGTGCTGCCAGCGGTGTTACTTGGTTTGGCTGTCCAAATGCAAAAGCATCCCATGTGTAGCCGTTAGGGTGATTTGCGGTATGACTATCAAAGGCTGGATAGTACGTATCCATAACATATTTGCCTAAGTCATAGCCGATATTTTCATGATGGAAATTATCTGCAAAGACATTGAATCGACCCTCAATGATTGACCCACCTTCAAGACGATCACAATTTGCTGAAAAAGTGGGCATCTTCGCACCGCGAATCGTAATATTGGCGACTGCCATGTAGTCAGTTGCATAATTCCAATCGCCAGCCGCAAACCGCCCAATCGGCACATCAACAATACCCCCATTTACGCCAAGCGCTGTGGTGGCGGCTTTCAAAGTCGCATAATCAAGTATATTTACCGTTCTTTTTTGTGTTTCTCTAGCAGCAAGTTCAAACCTAGTTACCCCCTGAATAATCCTAAACTTTGCAGTTTCAAAAGTTCCAGAAGTTGTAAATGGCAATTCGCTTAACAGTGGTGAATACGTTTCACCATCATATTCAACAGTCTGATTCGGTGTTGTCAAACTAATTCCAGAAGCATAAGCCACCGGAACTAAATAACCAGTTTGATCATATATGTTGGAAATCAGCTTTTGTAATGTTGGGTAAGTTTGACCGAATCGCGTCAAAACATCCTGATTGGCGGCACCATTCGTGAATAGATCGATACGTTCTTCATTATCACCAAGTCGTGTAATTTGTTCATTGATTGTTGTCATACTCGTTCCTATTGTGGGCAATGATTATACATATTCACCATTTTCATTGATAATCCCGGTTGAAAAATCACTGTCGTTTGAATAGTACCGCGCATCATAATTAATGGCGCGAATTACAGAAACAAAATTACTTTGTGGGTCTTTTTCGCTAACGAGAAAAGCATTTTCTCGCGGCTCAGTATTGCCCACAAGTATATACGTTGTACGTGCGTATAAATCGTCGTCAAGAGCCAAACTTAGGCGCGGGGCGCGACTAAGAACGATTCTGTTGGGTGCAGAGCCTTGAACAACAGGAATTGAATCTAGCGAACCGTCATAAAGTTGAAGAAACACAACGTATTCGGCATATTTTGTCAGATCAACATTTTGCGACAACTTCAATTCAAGTGCATTTTGTGAAATAACTTCACCGTCTTGTGTATCGGGACGTGTATTATCAGCAACTAAAATTCGGTCGTTAGTAACTAATAAATCAGCCTCTTGTGTTGCTGTGAATTCAGTTAGTGTATTCTGGAATTTAATTTTATTCCAAACTCGCCACGCTTGAAAATATGCCTGTAATTTATTTCTGACTCCAATACTTTCAATGTCATTAGGGTTAACCGCCGAACGGTCTTCAGGAATATAAATCGTGACTTGTGCATCATCTTCAGGATCAATATATTGATATGAAACACCGTCATAATCAAGATGATTACCGAAACTTACAGTACGGGTTTCAGAGCCGGGGGTCTTATTTCTATGATTAAACAATAATGTCGAATCTTCAGTTTCTTTTTCAAAAGAAAGATTGATAACATTACCCCGGCGGTAAGCAGTGCAGAAAATACTATCTGCAATTGATTTTATCGTTTCTTGAAATGACAAATTAGCGGTGTCAAATGTGTAACAGAATTCAGCAGCTTTGGAACTTCCAAAATAACTAACTATTTCAGAAACGCTATTATAAATAGAATCAAAATTTATTTCATAACCTTGCCTGTTGCCAATATATCTGTCAAGACAAATAGCAGATATGATTTCTGCGGCATTGTTTGTTGAATGAACTGTTTCGGTAAATGTTGAACCTACTATACGCAAAGGAATTTGTCGCGTCACGAGCATATTCAACTTGCGTTCTTTTAACGATAACGCTCCAGTTGTGGCATATGAAACACTTTGAACCGTAGTCACATTACCAAAATCAGTTTGAGTAACTGGCGAAACTGAATATACATCACGCCACTTAATTTCATCGACAATTGAACCTGAAAATGCCAAGTCCGACAACGTAACCCGTCTACCCCGCATTTTACAACGCCCGGTAAATGTAGGGCTTGCTTTCAAAGTTTTTGCCACTGTTGTGCGGAATGTTGCCGAACCTTCTATTGTTGTTTGAAACAATTCAGCCGAACCTCTAGAGCTACCATCAGCATTAATTGGTGTTAACTCAATTTCACAAATAACATCAAATCTAAGTTGATTCGCACCATCATCTTTATATAATCCATTCAAAGCCACAAAGTTTGCAAATACTTGCGACAAATCAGTTTTATCTAATACAAAGGGGCCTATCCACTTTGAACCTGTTGTCGAAAGTGTAGGGCTAATGTATGGCGTTGTTGTAATGATACCCCAATCAGCATTAATTGCCGAAGGGTTTGAAAGTGTGATTAATGAGCTTGAAACAGAAAGAATGTCATAAGTTCCACCTAAATTATAAAGTTCTGCCCCGTCTGGAACTCGAATTGCCGTGCTAGTTGCTGTCACACCGTCAGCTTCAGCCCACTTTGGATTAATTGAACTAGGCGAAGCTAAATCTATACGGCAATAATTTTGCGTATATGGCGAACCAACGTCGGGTGTTATTGTTGCAGTTTCAAGAGATATTGACAAAATTTCATACGATCCCGATAAATCATAGGAGTCAGTTAAAAAACTATCATCGTCGCGCACTGTAAACAAAGCGCCTATCAAAACACATTCTTTACCAGCCTCGTATATTGTGGGCAATGTACCAGACGGAATTTCAAAACGAAAATAACCAGCGCTGAATGCAACTATTGTCTTAGTTTCAGTGTTGTAATTTTCATACTCTGCGGAGTTACTAATCGTAAGCGAATCGCCAGAAGCAAATTTATCTGTAAAGTCTAACTCAACACCCGGTTTTAATTGAATTTCATTTGGTGTTGAAAACCGTATATTTGAAGTACCACGCAAAAATTGATCATTCGGTGCGCGTAAAACTTGACCCGTTACAGCGTTAAACCGAACTGTGTTTAATATAGGTGTTGCAATTGCACTACCTATTCTTAATTGTGGCTCATCGCCAGAGTTAGGCGATGTAAACGCAGAATAAATTTCTACAGAAGTTCCAGCAATATCAACACATCGTGTTGTGTCGTCACGAACTTCTAACTCTGGAACTTCATAGTAACCACGTCCAATACACATATACGCATATTCGACTTCCTGATTATTTATGAAAATCTTATACGGTAATGCGATTAAATCTGGCGTACTTCTCACAGTCCCATAAATATCCGGTATGCGTGCATTTGGACGTGGTTTGTTTGTACGTTCGGATAGTTCGTTATTTGGTGACTGATTTTGTGTATTGCGGATTGTTGGTAACGCTGGTTTTTTCATGACCAACGCGGAAACAACTACTAACGCAATAACTGCATATAGGATTGTTGGTAATCCAGCCGGATAAATAATGACATAAAATGACCCATCTAAATCACCAAGCCGATTCACTTCAGTTTCACAAGTAGGTGTGACGTCGCTATCATCAGAAACTTGATTGTGATAAATTCGTGCGGTTTCGGGCCATTCAATAAATTTATCAATCAAAAAATCACGAATATCCTTTACTTCGTGCGTTGTCCAAGTTTCTGGTTCTAGTGGGTTTAACGCTAACGTGACGACTTTCATTTATAAAACCCTATTTTGTCAAAACCACGTTTTGCAACGTCAATAGGTTGAAATTCTACCCCGGTTTCTTGAATATGAAAAATACGCCCGCGTAGGTATATGCCCACATGTGGTGCATTCCCCGCACGCTGCATAAGGGTCAAGCAAGGACTTTCCGGCCCTGTCAGGCGCTTGAATTGTCGGCGTAGGTCAAACCCTACGACACGATCCTTCGGCGGCTTCAAAACGCCTGCTAATTTGTGGGCAATAGATTCGCCTGTCAAACTTTCCCACACCTCACAAACAAAATGGGCACAGTTATACGAATTGAGGTTGTATTTTCTGTGAAAGAATTTATCTATCGACATATTAGTAATATGGGATTTTTGCAGTAACACCATTTATTACAACATTCCAATAACCAGTTGGTAGCGTTGGTAAAGCAGCCGCCAAACCACCTATTGCGCTTGTTGTAATTGTTTGTGAAGTTAATACGGGTTGTGTTGATTTTGAAACTTTATCGTCAAACGCTGTTTGTTGTGCAGTCGAAACAGGTTTATTTACATCTAAAGTATTATCGACATTAGATAAACCAACGTCAGTTTTATCTAATGTCACTGTGCCAGTTTTCCCAGCAACAGACTGTACTGGCGCACTTGCAGCAAAAGCAGCGGTCAAAACCGAAACCGGCACTTTATAAACTAACTCGGTTTCATTATCGTAAATTAGCAATGTATCTAAAGAAGTTACAGCAACAGCAGCAGTTGAATCAATAAATCTTTTTAATAAAGCATCGTTAAAAATACTCATTTTAAAGAAATCCTCTCAGCATTGGAAACCTATCGAGATTGTATACTTCACCAGTTTTAGTTATATTCAGCGAAGGTGCTTTAGCTTCAAACGTTGAACCTTCACGATTGAATGCAAAACTTGAAACTTCTAAAACTACAGGGCCGAACAACGGCCGTGATAAATCATCAGAGCGAAAAATCCAATATTTAACACTAGGTTTTACTCCAAACCCATTATTAGAAGAAACTTCGTCTAATTCTTTAGGCAACACATCACCCAAATCACCTAAAGTGATTTTAATAATCTGGTCTAGATCATCACGAATTCCAGCATTTTCTATCTGCAAAGGGTAATAATCAAATATGATTGTTTCCAACGTTTCTAGCGTGACCGTAACACCGTCAACAGCATTACGCACTACTCTGTAAATCTTAGTAAAATTAGGGTGTGCGATTTCAAGCAATTCGAGTTTAACGACATTCGATTTTGAGTTTAGAAAGAATTCAGCGTATGTTGTCATCCTAAAGCCTCGTAAAAATCTATGTTCACAATTGTATCCAGTTTGTCAAGCGAACTAGCCCAACCTGAACCAAGTGCGTTATAAATATAAACAAAATTGCCGTTATCAATATCTTCGTTTGGATAAACTTCTAACTGCGCTGATACATAATAAGTCAACCCCTTTTGTCCTGTAAGTTGCCACGAATTAGGTTTAAAATAGGCCTTATGTTCTGTCAGAACATAGTCATCTAAAATCAAATCAATTAGAAATGGCAACGCACCTTTTGAAGTAATACCGCGAAAAAATGACCGACCGTAATAATAACCATCACGATCTAAAACCCAAGAAACGTTAACTATAGAAGTTGCACTTAAAATATCCTTGCGATATCTTGCCGCACCACCATCTAACTGTGTAGATACGACTTCGTTACCGTCAGTAACCGAATATGCTGAATTATCAGGCGGTATTACAAACTTAATCATTTAGCGCCTTCTTTGTGTTTGTGTACTCTGACCTAATGATTTTGAGACACTAGAGTTAGGGTTTCTAATTTGTGCAGCTACAACATTAGGAGCATCTTTTTGCACTACCCCTTTAGCCTCATTGCGTGCAATAATGCGAATTTCAGTTTCACTTAATTGCTGTACTTCAAAATCTTTAGATGTACCGTAATTTTCAATTGTGACATTCACGCCGGAATTACCACCTGTCCCCACAATAGAGTTCCCGCCGACTGCTTTAGCGCCACGGTTCATTGCTTCCAGCATGGGACGATTCTCACGGGTGGCGGCTGCGGTCATGACGAATTCCTGACCGTGTACAACGCCCGCTACAGCATCCGTTGCCATGTTGCCGGTGTAACCACCCTACTCGAATCCGAACACAGCCTTAGCGGCCAGCAAAGCCCCCAAACCGATTGCAGCGGCACCACCCCACGAACCGATACTAGCCAACAGTGCGGCAGGTGTCCAAGCCGTTGCGGTTGTTGCTGCGGCTGCAACGCTAGCCGTTGTGGTTGTTGCTAAGCCCGCCACTGATGCGGCTGTGGTGGCTGTGGTGGCTGCAATTTGGGTGGCTGCAACGCTAGCTGCACTTGATGTACCTAACGCCTCGTTGACCATGTACTGAATGCCAACTTTAACCAAAGAACCTATCAGTGAAGACAATGCGCTTTGTGCAACATTGCGTAACGCATCACCTAAATTTTCAGATTTAACAATTGCATCACCAATACTGCTTGCAAACCCATCTTCAAGTTGAACAAAGAAGTCACCAAAACTAGAAGACAAACCGGCCAACATACCTTCATAACCTTCTAACAGGCTACCGATAGCGCCTAACGCCATATCATTCTCTGTACCAATTCCCATTGACAAACGAATATTTGCAGCGTCAACGCCCAATTTAACCAAACGCAACGAATATTGCTCTGCGCTAAGTGAAGCCAACTTTAACGCTTCACTTTCAGTTTTTATAGCGTCCAATCTACCTTGACCCTGTTCTTTGATTTGGTTTAACGCCGCTTGAACTTTGGTATCTTCTATCAACACCGCCTTACGAGACCGTAAAGCCTCAACACCATCTAAAATAACTTTATTATCTGTAGTCTTTAAATCGATACCTTTTGCAAGTAAATCGTTAGAAATACTTTGCATATAACTAGCAAG